GCATATGCCGTTAACTATCTCAGTATGAAATCTTATTGTTTTTTCTGTCATATATTCTTTTACTCTTTATCACTTTTCTTTTGAAATGTCTAAGCTGCTTTGCTACTGGATTTCTTTTTTTGTTGGGTTTTTTCATTTGAGGTGGAGTTTTTTGATACTCTTTTCACCCATGTAGATCTCTGTTTCTGCTTCACTACGTATGCATTTGTAAGATATGTTTGGATTAAAGTCACGTTCTGCTACTCTACGTGCACGTAAACAATCAGCCATTGATTCTTGTATTCTGTGTTCCTTGATTTCTCCATCCCAGAACATCAGCAGGGCTACTACAGTCTCTATCATTGTCCGTTACCGTTCGTGTATTTAAATTCTCTGTTTGCGTCTTTTAGTTTTTCGATATCATTTAAAACTTTATCCATTTGTTTACGTAAAAACTCAATGTTAACTTTGTTTAATGCCATTGACTCGATGTGTTTGTTTAACTTATCAGTCGACTTATAAAGATCTTCGATCATCATAAATTGCTCAGAATCCGCGGGCAGCGATCCTAATTGTCCACGCGGCCATTTTATTCTAAACTCCGTGTTTTCTGCTAAATCTTTTTCCATTAATTGTATGCGAGTGTCTGCTATGTTCAGCCTTTCTACGATCTGAAAGTAACCCATGGTGCCAAGGGCAACGATTATTATCAAAGATGCAACCGTCTTCATCGGCATTTGCACTGCCGCTTCCTCAGATATGTTTAAAGGTTTCTTACTCATCTAATTGGTATATATCCCGGTTCCATAAAAAAAGCTAGTAGACATAACAAAATCACGAGTATTGCCGTGAAGTAGTAATTCATAACAGCCTCCAATCATTTTTTCTTTTCCTCTATTTCGTAAAAGAAATTGTCAGTGTCTTCTGTTCGCCACTGCTGTGTATCCTCTACGTTCCAATAACTTGTTTGTACTTTCCAGTCAGGTATTTGGTCCTTGACTGTGAAAGATGGTATGTCCCAAATCAATCTATTGTTTGGTTGGGCAGCATAGTTACCGTCATTTAACGCTAACACATGGGCACACTTGTGTTCGTGCGGGATCTCTGAATGATCAGTGTCTAATATATTAGGGTCTGGATGTGCAAAGTCAACAGTAAATAGATATCTACCGTAATGCCATTTCTTGTCTTTTCCTATGTATTTACCGGATTGTGATTCTAAAATATCCCAAGTAGTAACAGCAGGGTAATAAGAAAAACTATTCCACAGTTGAAGTTCATCAAGTCTCTTGGATGGAACAGCTTCCGGTTGAAAACCACGTTGAATAAAAGCCGATATGGGGAGACGATAAAAGATAGCACCGTTCTCCATGATGGCATGGAATAAGAGCGCTTTTCCTGTAATCGCGGTGACACCAAAGATAATACAGTCTTCCACTTCGCCTTTATGTTTTTTAAGATCATATAAATACTCCCTTCTTATTTGTGCATATTCTACAGGAATATTTGCATTTAAGTAAGCCATAAAAATACCTCATTTTATTGTACCCCAATTTGGTCCAGATTCATAGTCTACCTTATTAGGGACCTCTAAGTCTACTGCTGATTCCATTATTTCTTTTATTTTATCAGCATTATTATCCACTGATATATCAAGTTCATCATGCACTTGTATATGTGGTGTGATGCCTTCCTTGTATAGTTCTATCATAGCTTTCTTTGTCATGTCAGCTGCTGATCCTTGTATCAATCTATTTAAAGCTTTGTATGTGTAGGCTCTTCTGATCCCTGGTCCGTGTTCCTCGAGCGCTGCATCATGAGGCAACGGCTTGTGTATACCAAACTGATTCGGTTCCCATAGATGAAATCTACATAGTCTACCCAGCAAAGTTCTTATTCTACCTCTACTCTGTGCACGTTGCATGACATTGTCCATCAGTTGTTTTACAAATGGCACACGAGAATGATATTGTCTAAATAATCCTTCAGCTTTCTCTTTGTTAATACCTAGTTCAGCTTGTAGTTTATTTTTACCCATACCATAAAACAGACCAAGATTTATGGTCTTGGCCTGTTCTCTTGGTATCTCTGCCATCTCGGCAACGATCTGGTGAAAGTCTACATCACCATCTTGGTATGCATCCAATACGTCGCCCACTCCATAGAGATTCTGTAACGCTGCGTAGTGTACAACAAGTCTTGGTTCTTGTTGTGAATAGTCAAATACACCCCACTTACAACCTTGTTCTGGTATAAACAAAGACCTGATTAGTGGTCCAAGTTCTTTGTTTCGCGCAGGTATCTGTTGTAGGTTAGGGTTACTATAACTAAACCTACCGGTAACTGTACCACCAGTATCTGATCTAAGTTGATTTATCTCAGCATGTATTCGTCCTTTATGTTCATGTTTTAATATGGTATCAATAAATGTAGTATGAGCTTTGTTTATTTCACGAGCTCTGGCTATTAATTTAACCATCGGATGTTGATGGTTTTGTAAAAAGTTTTTGGTAAAAGATGGAGCATTTGTTTTTTCAGTTCGGTCAAAAGGTAGGTTCAGTTTTTGAAAAACTTGCGCTATCGATCGAGCAGCCCATATTTGGGTATCTACTCCTGTTTCTGTTTTTACTTTTTGCAGGCATTCTTTTTCTTCTGTTAGTAGTTTGTGTTTTAATTGACTCGCTGCTTCAACGTCTACTCGCACGCCTAAAAATCGCATATCGACGAGGCATGGAAAGAGTTCGGTCTCTAATTTAAATATATCCTCTATGTCTTGCGCATAGATTTCTTTTTTCATCTCTTGCCATAATTCCAAAGTCATCTCAGCATCTCGCTCTGCATACTCGCCTACATACATCGCAGGTAGTTTGTACATCTCAGACTTTGGATCTACACCCCAGATTGCTGCTGTTTCATTCAATACAGCCTCGTTTTTGCCTCTTCCAAGGTAATCACGACCCATACTGCCTAAATCATAACGAAAGCGATTCTCGTCCACGAGAGAGCCAGCAATCATGGTATCTACTATTTCACCATTAATTTTAAGTCCTGCGGCCCTAATAAAACATACGTCGTACATAGCATTGTGAAATATCTTTCTAGCTGGCAAGTTTAGAACGGTTTTAAAGTAGTCCATCACCATTTTTTCATCCATATTACCACCACCTTCGTGTGCAATAGGATAATATCCAGACCAGTTATCTACAGCTAAAGCAATACCTACTATCTTGCCTTTACCTGTAACAGATCCAGATCCCATAGTTTTTAGTCCTGGGTCTTTTGTTTCTAAGTCTATTGCTATCTCATCGTGTTTAGATAAGTCAGGAAAAGATTCTGGTGGTAGCCATTCTGTCTGTGGGCTAAACATTGGTTTCTGTATCATGAGTAGTCTCTCTCCAATATCATTTTTAAATAATGTATTGCTTTTTCTATGTCTTGTTCTTTACCTTTTACAGAGTGCCTGCAAATATATTTTATAGCGTTCCCCTCTGCGAACAAAAGTTTGTTTTCATTTATAAACTCTGCTGGTTGTATCTTCATATTACGGTAGTGCTTACCACCTACTTGCTCTTCTAATGAAGAGTATGTTGTTCCTTTGAACATATCTTTATTTGTCATATACTGTATCCTTTGTATTCTTGTTTTGGTGATATGATATGTAGATGTTCCTTGGTTCGTGTTGCACCAACGTAGAACAATCTATTCTCATCATCTGGGTTTTTTTCGTATGCTTTCATTGTGTTCTCACTAAGATCAGTTAATAACACAACATTCTGTGATTCGCCACCCTTTGCACCATGTATGGTTGACAAAGTTATTCGTGGTTCTTCATTTAGTTTCTCTCCATTCTTTCTCATCTTTCTTAGATAGTTTACATCTCTGCTTGGTGCATCATCAAATGCTTCAAACCAAGGCTTATCTGTTTTCAAACCATAAGATTGTTTTAACGTACCCATGTCATAGGAAGAGTCTTTCAACATACCTTTTAGTTTTTTCTTATCTGTATTGTCTTTCATATATCCGTAGATTCTTTCTACTTGTTTGTATGCTATTGGTTGACCTTTACGTAAGTTTTCCCAGTCTTGTGCAGCATAGTGTAGTTCTTGTTCTTTTGTTTTTTTAAATTTATTTCTGTAATACAAACCATTTCTGTACAGTGTATCTTCTAGTTCGTTCAACATGTATTTAGTTCTGGCCATGACTAACCATTCACCTGAAGTCATATCTAATTGTTCAAAGTCATCATACCTAGACAGTGCCCCTTGATGTGTCTTTGGTTTCCAAGACTTGTCTATTCTGTTTCTAACTTTGTTTATTACATTCATCGCAACGTTGTGCACCATGGCTGGTATTCTGTGTGATTGTGTAAGTGGCATCATCAAACCTTTTTGTGCAATGAAAGAATCTACATCTGCACCTGCCCATCTAAATATTGCTTGGTCATCATCACCTGCAATAAAAGAGTCTGCTGTTTTATTCCAAATACTTTTTGCCATATCCCACTGCATTAGTGATAAATCTTGTGCTTCATCTATAAATACTACATCAAACTTTGGTGACTTATCTGATTTGATAAAGTGTAATATCATGTCGTTAAAATCTATTAGATTGTATTCTTTTTTGTATCGTTCTATCTCGTTTGCAATGATAGTTAGTTTATCTCTTTCAAGATCACTGTTGTGTTCTGCTAAATCAAACTGTTGTTCCGGTGTAATATTTCGTAACTTTGCAAGATTTATTATTCGTAAGTATTCACTATCTGATGTAAAGATACCATTGTGATCGTCTTCAAACTTAGCATAGTTAACAGGAAAACCTAGCTTATTACCTAAATCAACATAGTGTCTACGTTGCATTACGTCCTCTTTTTTTATACCAAGTTTTCTAAATGCTAGTGAGTGTAGTGTTCTAAAATATGGTAGGTCGTCTTCTGTAAGATTAAATTTTTTTATGGCTCTGTCCCGTGCTTCGTATGCAGCTTTCTGTGTAAAAGCAAAGTATCCAACTTTATCAGGATCTGTTTCTTTTAGATAGTCATCTACTTTGTTTAACAATGTAGTTGTCTTTCCTGTGCCTGGTGGTCCTAACACTATTGTTTTCATTTTTTTCTCCTGAAACAGTTTTGTGATGGTGTGACCCACTCTAAATTTTCAGGTCTATAGTCAAGTATATTACCATCTAGATGATCTATTATATATTTATTTTCATAATCATCATTTTTTAAAAATGCTAATCCAACTAATTTATGCATAAAACATTTAAGCGCTCTAGGTTTTTTATTTGCATCGCTTAAAAGAAAAATATTTAAGTGTGGATATGGAGCATCTTTACCACTAGTTAGAGGGACTAAATTTAGTATTTTTCCCTTATCATTTTTTACAAATGGAAATACTGGTCCTAACTCAGACATAAAAGGATTTATACCTCCTGTTTTGTATATGTAATATCTTTCTTTTGGTAACTCGCTCATGGCAAGTTTTCTTGTTTTTAAAGTTTTTAAAGTTGACAAATCTACTTTCTCTCGTTCTAAAATAATTTGTTTTGGATCTTCCCAAAAAGATAATTGATGTTCTGGTCTCATATTCCTAAGTGTAAGTATATCCACAATGCTGTAAACATTGTAATTGCTAATAAATCCATTTTAGCAATCAATACGGGTCCTCCTCTTTTAATTTTTTTTGTTTATATTCGTCCTTCTTTTTGTCAAACTCTTTGACTACAAATACAGATAATTTTTCTTTTCCAATTCTTTTATTTTCACACTCACATTTTTCTTTTAATAGCTGTGCTGTTCTTGAATAACCAAGATCCCATCTTCTACGCATTAAAAACTGATGGTAGAATCTGTCAAACACAAAATGATGGTAACCCTCTGAAGTCCACACACCACCCTTTTTTAAATCGTTTTTATCTGTTG